ATACCATTTGCTTCAGCGCTAATATCATCAATATCGATGAAATGTTCTTGCTGGAAAATAGCAGCTTCCAATCGCTCTGTCTGGGACTTAGTCTTTTCTTTAATCTGGCCCTGTTTCATTATTTTCATATTGTCTAAGGCTTGGTCAAAGATCCTTTGTAATTGAGGACTCAGTTTCTTAGCTATAATTAATGGCAAAAGGAGATAATCAAACATCTCCTTAAAGCCAAGTCGCTTCATAATCTCGCGTATGATAATATAACCAATAACCTCACATACATTATCCCAACTAATTGAGTCAACTATCTTATCAAAGAAATCGGTAAAATCACCAAAAACCTTCTTGTAAACATTATACACTGATGTTCTTATACAAGTGCACATACATTCAAAGAATGTTTGAGTCACCTCATGGATCATGTCCTTGAGAGCACTCTTATCAGAAGTGACTGTGGTACATAACCTTGCGGACAACCACTCGGATATTCCATTGGCTTGGGGTTTATTTTTCCTTTCATCTTTCCATTTCTGGATAAGAATATGGAATTCGTGCCATAAAGAGAGTCTCACTTTACCATGACCTCTCTTTCGGAGCGCAATAATTCCCTTATACTCTTCAGCCTTCTGATCTGTGAGACAATTAGGTTCACCCCAGAATTCTGCTTCATCTTCTTTATAACCATTAGCCTGAGCCATTGGTCTCTCATTTTCATTTTGAGGTCGTGCCTCAGCGGGTGAGGAATCATCTTCAACAAGACGATCATCATCTACTTGAGCTACGACATCAGTGTCATTAACAGGGAAAGCATATCTTACAAGGCGAAGGGTCTCGTCTGCCCTACGTGCTTTCTTTGGGCCAGCATTTGACCTTCCGTAAAACCTGAAGTCTGCTCCAATTGATATGGAGACCTCAAATTCCATCTGAATTTCTACAGCAATAGGTTGGATAACTAAATTGCCACAATTGCATGAGCCAATAGGCAGGATGCTGTTTTTATAAAACCTAAGAGGTATATGTAGGTACTCATACATAGAGTAGTAAGGTACCTCAATCTCAAAAGTGTCTTCAACATTGACATCAAACTTCTGATAAGAACCCCAGGAAAAACCCCCCTTGAGGCCCTGTCTATGCTCTTGTTTACCAAATGGCTTATTCTTAATATGCTGAACAATACCTGTATTAGCGGCATGGCCTATGGCTATAGTACCACGGCCATCTGTAACCTTAAATTTATAACGCAATGACCCATTCCAGTAGGAATAATGTTTAGCTACATTGGCTAAAACATTATTCTCAATACCTTCAGGAAACCGTGGCATGACAGGTATATAAATGTCCTTTTTGTAATTTCTTTTGAGATAGAATGATGTGAAATCCATGTATCTCTGGAGTACCTGATATTGATCCATCCAAGGTTCATTATCCATAAATCTTCTACCATTATGGGTAACAGTTGCCATTGATTCATCAGGATAACCCTGGACGACGGCTAATGCTAAAGCGTTATAGTGACCAAGTCCATTACCAGCTACTGCAAAACAAAAGTCTTGCATAGGTCTGACATACACATTAATTGTCACCTCAGGTGTACCCTCAATACCGGTAATAAGAGGCTCCTCAACGTACATATTGAGCGTGTAATTCCTTGA